CCTCCGCCTTCGGCTTCTGGCCATTGTTCAAGACGCCTTCAAGGACGATGGACAGCCCGACGGCCTCAGCCTCGGGCGGGATCGTCTCGATCTTGGGCACGATCGGCGCTGGCGGCATCGGCCGGACGGGAACTGCTTCTACGACCCTCCAAAGGCCAAGCCGGACGAGTCTCGTGACGTCGTCCGGATGGACGCTGGCGAACTTGTGAACTGGGTTGTTGCCGCCCCGATACATCCGGCCTTCGGCCCCGTGGTAGGTGACGGCGCCGCTCCGTGTGCCGACGAACTCCATCCTCACCCAGCCAGTCGATCCCTCGCGCACGGCCGTGGCCGGCAGGGGGAGATCAGTCCCTTCGACGGCCTGGCGTGCGACGTTCTGGTCCCCCTTACCGTCTCCGCAGCCTCCACCACATCCCATCGGATTCTCCTTCAGTTTGGACTTCGGACCCAGCCTGCCTTCGGCCAGGATACGGAGTTCGCTCTCAAGCATGTCGGGCAGGAGCGCCTCGCCTGCCTTGACATCGACCGTGAAGCGGCCACGCGCTTCCGTTGGTTCCTTCGGCGCGACCTGTCGCACGAAAGGATACACCCGAAGGACCTCGGCGGAAAGTGCTGGCGTGACCGCGATAGCCTCCCATGCCCTCACTGTCTGGCCCAGGATGTCCTCGAGCGTCTCCTTCCAGTCGCTCTCGATGCGTCCGTGAATGAGGAGCGACACGACTGGATCAGCGTAGCTCATCACGTCCGGCATGTCGCTCGCCGGCGCTCCCATTGGATAGCGGTCGTCTCGCATCCAGGGGTGATGCTCGTCCGTGGCAACATACTTCTTCATGCGGGAGGCCGATTTGCTGTGCGCCCGGTAGAGGAAGAGCCTGTGGTCGCTGGCGCGTTTGGCCCGGAAGCCAACCGAGAGGCCGCGCGTCCAGAACTCAGCATCCTCACCCGGGGCGTAGTGCTGCTCGTAGCCGCCAGCGCGCTCCCACATCGATCGACGGAACATAGCCGCGGAGGGAACGCAGTTGGAGGGCGGGACAGTCGCTTTGGACTGGATCTTCCAGTCGAATGGCGGCGGCCAGTTGTACCACTCGACCCGCTGGTTCTCCTCGTAGTGGACCTCGAGGCCCGTGTAGACGATCCCGAGCCCTCGGTCCCGCTGCATCTCCTTCGTGCAGGCCTCGAGATAGCGGGAGGCAAGGCGGTCGTCTGCGTCGAGGCAGACGATCAGGGGGGACTTGGCTTCGGCGATGCCATTGTTCCTGGCAGCTGCCACGCCCTGATTGGCCTGCCAGATGTAACGGACCTTGGAATGATGCTCCGCCAGTCGGCGCCCGACCGCCTCGCTATCGTCCGTGGATCCATCGTCAACGATGATGATCTCAGACGCCGGCACTGTCTGGGCCAGGACGCTCTCGACGCATTCGATCAGATAACGGCCGTAGTTGAAGCACGGGATGATGACCGCGACGGCCTCGCCCTTCTCGAAGGCCAGGCGAGCGGCATACGCCGCCCGATAGATTTCGGCATAGCGCGCGGCGACCCGATCCCAGGTGAATTCCCTCGCCCTCTCCCGAGCGTTGTGGCCCAAATCCCGACGTCGGGAAGCGACCCAGTCCACCGCGGCGTTCAGGCCCTCGATGTCCCCCGGCTGGACAAGGAAGCCGTCGATCTCATGGCGCACGATGTCGGCCGTCCCGCCCCAGCGATAGCCGAGCACAGGCACGCCAGCCGCCATCGCCTCAAGCGTCCCGAGCCCAAAGGTCTCCCGTGTCGTCGCCAAGTAGATGTCGGCCTTGGCGACCATGCTCATCATCTCGTTCCACGGTATGGAACCCGTCACCCACATATTTCCCGGGATGTCGGCCGCGCTGTGCGGAGCGAAGGTCGAGATCACCTGCCGACCGCGGCGGGCCAGCTCGAGCGCCGGTGTCGGATCGCAGACATCCTGCGCCCGGTTCTTGTTCCAGAGGATGTAGCCTCCGTTCACGTCCTCGACGAAGCGCTCGGCTTCGATCCCGTGGGGAACGACATCTGGGCTGATACGCATGTCCCGCTTGAAGGGCTCGGCGACCCATTCGCTCGGGACCGTCACCCTGAAGGCCTGTCGGGTGGCCTCGATGATGGAGGCGTTAGCCTGCTGGTGCCAGCTGGCATATTGAGCATGATGAATATCCTGGAAATATAAGCCGTGGCACCCGAGGACGTCCACCCTCGGCATGTTGCCCTGCTGCGTATGGCAGAAGATCAAATCGGCCTCGTCTGGATTGTCAGTTACCTCAATGCCGACCTGCGGGAGATACCGATACTGTGCATGGACAACCCGCCCGATGCCGCTCGACAACTGGCTCCCACTCGGCGATGGCCAGATGCAAACCCTCACGCTTCACCAGCGATTGTGCTATATTTACATGGGCGATAGACATGAGACGGGGAAGGATCGTCGAGTGTGCAAGGTGTCGAAGAGTGCGTCGGAATAATGGCCACGGACTGTGTTCCTCCTGTTTCGCGGCTTGGAATCGAAAACGGACGACGCCGGGCTTCGTCTGTGGGCGATGCCATAGGGCGGGCCACCATGAAGCCAGAGGCCTTTGTGTCTCCTGCTACCGATCTGTTTATCAGACCGCTCATCTTGCGCAGCATGCGAGCTATGAGCGCCAACGAAGGCGCGAGCAGAGTGCCCATATCAGGGAGCTTGAGAAGCGCCGGGCCAGAACCGATAGCCGCCGCGCCTGGAAGAAGGCTTACGGTCGCGCGTATTACGTGATCAACAAGACGCGGCTTCAGGCCTACAATCGTGCCTGGCTCCGCGCGCATCGTGAACAGATGAACCACTACTCCGCGGTATATAGCACGCGAAAGCTCGGCTTGCCTCATACCCTTTCCATCTCTGAATGGAATGCCATCCTCGATCACTTTGATCACCGTTGCGCCTACTGTGGCAGGAAGGCTCGCAGGCTCTGTCGCGAGCACGCAATCCCAGTCAGCCGAGGTGGCGGCTATACGGCCGATAACATCGTGCCCGCGTGCGGATCCTGCAATTCGAGGAAGCATAACAAGACGCCAGAAGAGTTCGCCGCGTATCTCAAACTCCATCCTGAACCATTTGGCTAGCTTGCTCACAGGAAGAGTCCCGATCCAGCGGGGCCAGCGCCGCGCTTGAAGGCCGCCGTGATGGATACGATGCCGACAGCCTCCCAGTCGGGGTCGGTCTCAATCAGGTCTCGGACAACACCCTTCACGTCGCCCCAGGGAGCGTTGTCATAGTCATGGAAAACGAGGAAGCCGCCCGTCCGGATGTGCTGGCCCCACGCCCGCACGTCGCCCGAGCAGCCTTCGTAGGAGTGATCCCCGTCGATGAAAACGAGGTCGACTGGCCCGCCTTCCCATGTGCGCCCGACCTCCTTCGAGTCTCCGTGGATCTGGATGTGCCGCCCGAGGCCCCACAGCCCGGCGGCCTCAAGGGCATTTCGCTCGCTCTGGAGACCCCCTAGCGGGGACGCATCGGCCTGTATATCTACTGTAATCACGTTCAGATCGTCCCGGGCTTCTAGGAATGCTAGGCAGGAGGTTCCCGCCCCCGCCCCGATGTTCACGATCTTGGCCCGCGGCGGCAGTTGGCGGGCCAAGTCCTGCAGGAACTCGACCTCTCCGTCCAGCAGATAATGGAACGCTGCCCGAACGTCCTGGGCGGCATGGCTCATGGATTTCTCTCCTTCGGGAAGAGTAGCCAATTGTTCGGGTTGCCACCGTCGAGAACCAGATGATCATAGCCCCAGACCTCGATCAGGTCGGCCACGTCCTGCATGGAGTGGGCACGCCAGGCAAGCGCGTGATTGACCTCCGAGATGATGAACGGCCTATGTTCCTTCACGATCTCTGCCGCGCCCACCAGCGCCTCCAGGTCCCAGCCGTCCACGTCCGTCTTGATCAGATCGACGCGCGGCCAATGCTGGCAGATGGCGTCGATCGTCGTGAAAGTGTAGCGCCCTGGCGTCCGGCCTTGGTCAGCGCCCCTGCCCGTTAGCCAGAGCGTCTCATCGGCCACTCCCTGAACTGCTCCGACCGCCATCTGCAGGACCGTCGGCTCTATCATCTTCCATCCGCCAGCGACCGCCATGATGTTGTGCCAGATGTTCACCCGCAGCTTGGCCGCCGTATGCACCGATGCCTCGACGCCGACGACATGGCCATCATGGGCCAGCCGCGAGAGGAGGATCGTGTAGTAGCCGACGTGGGCACCGACATCGAGGCACCACCAATCAGGCTTGACGTGATCGGCCATCCAACGCTCGGTCTCGCGCTCGGCCGTCTGGTAGGTCCCGTTCTCAGCGTATTCCGGATAGAAGTCGATCAGTTCCGTCATGCGTCCGTCGGCTGCCATCCGTTGAATGATCAGCGCGGGGAGCGTCATGCCCACGGTTCCTTCCCGGGCGGGCACTGGTAGCCACGGACGAGAACCATCTTCATCTGCTCATCCTTCTTGTCATGCCATCGGAAGTCGAATGGCTCGAAATCCCCGCGGCACCAGGCGCTTCGATGGATCTCGGTCTCATAGCCGCCAACGGCGAACTGGGGCACCCCCACGGGAAACACCGCCATCAGGACGTGACAGCGATGGACGGCCTCATGCAGGAGATCAAGGCCATCGCTCTTGGTGAGGTGTTCTAGGAAATCGCCGAAGATCACCACGTCGGTCAGATAATCTCTCGACCTGGCAAAGAATCCCTGCGCCCACTCCTGAAAGACATGGTCGTAGATGCTGCGGAGATTGAACTGCTCGACGTAGTCGGGCTCGACCTCGACGGCGCTGACGACGGCCCCGGGCTTGACCGCCTTGATCATCCGCCCGTACTTCCCAGATCCGGCGCCGAAGTCAAGGAACCGGAGGTAGGGCCAAGAGGCGATCATGTCAGCGATCTCGGCATCGAAGGCAGTGGAACTGCTCGGCATCAGAGGACCACCACGCCCGCCATCATCTTGGCGATGATCTCATCCCAGTCAGGCGGCCCGAGACCTTCGAAGATCAGATGCTGGTTCGCTCGGTCGCCGGCGGCCCGCACCGTCTCAAGCAGGGCGGGATAATTGTTGGCATCCCCGACCCCGATGTCATGCACGCCATACTTCTCCCGCCAGAAGGTCGCCGCCGCCTCTATTGCGTGACCTGCCCGGTCCGCTCGCTCATTCGTGACCGGGTCGCTGGCCGGCCGGAAGCCGTGCCGATAGTACGCCTGCTTCCCTATGATGGCAACGCTCGGCCTCTTGAGCAGGACCCGGACGCGGTGCTGATACTCCACCTCTGTGAAGTAGGTCAGCGGTGCCGTCGGAAGGCTGTCCGGAAGGCCAGCGTCCAGAACGACATCCCACGGAATGAACAGCGAATTCCCGTCTAGCCAGCCCATCTCAAGCGTGTCGCCCACGCGCTCCTGGATCTGGCCCGGCATGTCCTCATAGTTGTGGGAGCTGCTGTTGAAGGTGGCGACCCCAAAGCCGGTCTCGAGCTGGGCCCGGTCAAGTTCGCCAAGAAGGTCGGCGCTCTCGGCCGTGAATTCCAGGTCGTCATCGCAGGAGCAGAGATAGGCAGGCTCCATGCCCTCCCGCATTGCGTAGAGCGCGGCGATCGCCCGACATGCATAGCTGTTGTTGATCGGCGAGACGAGAGAGGCGAACTCGCTCATGGACGATAGATCCTCGATCTCGCTCCTGATCGGACCACACAGGACGAGCTCACAGCGGCCGCGGATGCGCCCGATGCTGTTGGCCATCGTCCGGGCGTGCTCGACGGAGCGATATGTGGAGGCCGTGAAGAGGATGTCGAGGCTCATGCCGGTTCGACCATGCTAGGTTCGATCAGCCCGAGCTTGAGGAGTTCAGCGGTATCGGCCGCCGTGAGCTGGACTGGCGGATACTGCCAAAGGCCCTTCACGCTCGCCCGGCCCTGGCGGATCCCGATGACGTAGCGCACCGGGGCCTGGCGCGTTCCGAGGACTTCGAAGCGATCATCATTGGCAATCTCTGCGCTTCCTCGCCCTTCGAACATCCACGGAGACTCGCCCGGCCGCAGGACTTCCAACAGGATGTCGCGCTTCCAGATCGCCGCTTGCAGGCTCACCTTGTAGGGTGCCGTCGCCGGTGCCTTGATGATGTCCAGGAAGGCGAGGTACGCAACGTCCACAGCCCCCCGCTCGTTCGCTCGGTCGAGCGTCAGGTCAAGGCGCAGAAGACGCGGCCGCTTCATCGCCCAGTCCGCCAGGACGTCGACGATCGGCCACGAAGCCTGGCGCATCAGCCAGTAATCCGAGAGCAGGAGAGCGAAGACATCGGCTGGCCTGTGCCCGCCCTTCAGCCATCCGATGAGAGCGTCCGACCAGCGATCAATGGGATAGTCGGCCTGCTCCCCAATGCTTAGGAAGGTCCACAGCGGCGGCAGGTCGAAGTCCGGTGGACTGAACCCCAGGACGGTGACCGGACGGTCCTGGCCGCCATGCTTACGGAAGAGATGCGCGCAGACCCGGACCGTCCATAGGTCCCGATCGCTCGTGAGCACGAAGGTTTCAAGCATCGGGGAAGTTCAGCACGCCATCCGTCGACTCGTCGATGATGGCGTGCTTTCCGCGTGGGAGTTCGATTTCCATGGTGTCACTCCTCCTGTGACCCTCTGAAGTAGCTCGGGCAGGCGGGAGAGGTATCCCCGCTTTTCGGGTGCGACCCTAGCCCGAGCTTGTTTCTCCGTCACGCCGATCCGATCAGGCCGTCGGCGAGTAGTACGAAAGATCAAGCGCGTCTCGGTTGGTGCCTCCACCGTCGACGTAGTAGCTGTTGTCGGTGAACGGGCTCCGCTCATGGCCGACGCTGCAGAACTTCACGTCGTCGATGCGCGCCGCGAGGTGCGGCGTCTCAAGGATGGTCCGCCACTCAGTCTTGGCGAGCAGCTGGACGCAGAAGTTCGTGGGCGGCTTGGCGTGCCAGAGGTAGCGCCCACCGTTGGTGGTGAAGTACGAGCCGGTGGGGGCGAGTACCTTGGCGGCATCCATCGCCGCGCCGGGCCCGTCGTAGTTGAAGTATTCGAGGAAGCTGACGGGCCGGCCGCCGAGGACGGTCAGAGGGACGAAGTAGATGTCGCTCTGCTGGCAGGAGCCGACCAGCTCGGTCTCGGGGATCCCGTCGTCCAGCACGACCGGGAACTTCACACCGTCGACGAGCAGGTACTGGTTCGCCCGCATGTCGTCGCGCATCTCGTTCATGCGCCCGACATCGATATTACCCTGGACGTTCGTTCCGGCCACCGAGCATCGGTAGCTCTCATAGCTGCAGGGCCAGAACTCGGTGATCTCCCAGAAGAGACCCCAGGTCATGGCGAAGACCCAGTTGACTGGCGAGAGGCCAGCGCGGTCGGCGATGTAACGGCGGTTGCGGACCACGTTCGTGATCAGCCGCAGGAACTCGGTCTCGTTGCCGCTCAGGAACTTGTTGAAGGTCCGGACATCCGAATCGGCGGCCGGGCAGGCAACGCCGGTCTCGGCGTCACGATAGCCGTCGTTGATCAGGATGTCGAGGCCGTAGGGCTCCTTGTAGCCCTGGTCGAGGTTGTTGGTCGGGTTGCCGGTGTAGAGCTGGTCGGCGAAGTCACGACCCCACGCCACGGCCATCTCGAAGAGCGCCTTGGCGAGCTCGTTCCGGAGAGCTGCGTCCGGGCTTGCTCCGCCCGGCATCGTCGGGATCCAGAAGTTCATCCCGGCCGCCAGGGGATCGCCGATCAACTGCAGATCAGTGAAATCCGAGCGGTCACGGACGCGGCCGAAGCGGTCGAGTTCGAAGACCCGGCTCATGCGGCTGAAGCGGCCCCAGACGAAAGCATGCGTACACATCTTCATCAGGCCAGCGACGGGCGGGTCGATGCAGGGCCCGGTCGGCTCTTCTCCCGAGGAGGCCGTCACGCCCGTCATCAGGCCGTAGAGCGGATTGTCTGTGTTGGCCGTGCGGCTCGGCAGGAGGTCGAGCAGGCCGAGCTTCGGCATGACCATCGCGTTGATCACGTCGCGTTCGAGGCCGGGGAAGGAGAAGGCTCCCGCCTGTCCGTAGATCCCGCCGTGACCGTACACGGTCGTCGGTGTCGAGCTAACAGCCTTGTGACGCGCTCCGCCGGCCTGCGCGCCGATCTGGCCAATCAACTGTGCGGCGAGCTTCTGATAATCAATCGTTGCTTCCACGTTTCAGTCCTCCCAAAGCTGGGAATGAGTCCGGTTCGTCGGGATTATACAGCGATTCTCAGGACTGCTTCGGTCCACCTCCGAGGACGAGCGTCTCAACGCCCGCGCCGCTGGACGACTTGATGGCGCCCAGGAACTTGTCGGTGAAGTGCGCGTCGACGGTCGGCATGGCCGCCTTCAGCTCCTCTTGCTTCTCGGCCGGGAGATTGTCGATCTTCGACTTGTCCTGCTCCGTGACGCGCTCGCCGCGCTTGATTGCCCGCGGCGTCAAATCTCCAAGGTCGGCCACCTGCGCCTTCACAGTATCGAAGGATGCGGCCAGGTCCTTGACGGTCGCGGCGACGGCCTCGATGCTCGTCTTGGTCTCCTTGGAGGCCGAGCCCATCATGTCGCTCACGACGGCCGACATCAGCTTCGTCAGCTCGCCCAGCGTCATGTCGCCGATCTTCGTGTTCTCATCCGGCTGGGCTGGGGCGGCGTCCGCGGCCGGCTCGGCGGGTGCGTCCTGCTTCGTGGCTTCGTCGAGCAGGTTCTGCGCGTGAGCCTGAACCTCGTCCTTGTTCAGCCCGGCAGCGGTCGACTGCGGGATCCGACCGATGGCGTTGCGGAGGTGCGGCAGGTCGACTGCGCCCTCCGAGTTCTTGTAGGGGAAGTGGCGTAGGCTGCGGGGAACCGTCTTGCCTGCCTCGTCCTTCTCGCCGCCAGCCTCGATGAAGAGGAACGATTCGTCAGCGAGATCATTGATATAGCTGACATCCCATTCGGCGCGGGTCGTGGCGGCCACGGCGTCATCCTTCGCTTCCGCCATCGTTGCCTCTGGAGCCGGCGCTGCGGCCGCCGCTGGGGCTGCCTCGGGGGCTGGGGCCGCTGCGGCTGGCACCCACTCCTGCTTGACCTCGATCCAGGTCGAGATGTCGCCGATCATCGCCGCCTCGCCGTCGTCGGTGTATGGCGCGCTGTAGGTCTTGCCGTCCAGCGAGATGATGACGTGATCATCGAAGATGACACTCGCCCACATTTCCGATGACATCGGCCCATAGGCAGGATAGAGCTTATGGACAGCGGTCCGCACACGACCGGGCTTCGCCTCGAGGTCCTCTTCCTGCTTCGTCTCGGCTGTGCCCGGCGGGTGATCGAGCGCCACCGGCGCAGGGGATACTCCTTCCTTGTGCCGAACGCCGGCATCCAGGGCGCGCTGCTCGATGCCGGAGACGTCGGTCAGATAGTCCTTGACCGCCTCAGGATCCCCGATGAGTTCGCCCAGCTTTTTCACTTTGGATTCGTCCATGCCCTGCTCCTCCTTGGAGACCAAGAGCGTGATCCAGGGGTTCGAGGCCTTGTCCTTCGGCAGCAAGGACCGCTCGAACCGCTCAACCGAATTGTACACCCCATCCTGATCCGGGTCGCGCACCGGATGGAAGAAGCCAAGTGATCCGGACAGATCTCCGATGTGCGCCTCGACAGCCTCGGCGATCCTGGCATCCTTGAAGGTCCCGCTCTCGATGAGCATCTTGCCGTGCATGGCGTTGAAGTCGCAATCGCCAATGTGCGTCTCTTCGACGTGCCACCAGCGGAGCGGGCCATATGTCCCGAGCGCGTCCGCCCGGGCAACGTCGGCAGTCAGCGCCTTCTCCGACAGGATCTCACCGTCCCGATCTTCGAAGGCGTTGGAGGTGGACATCACCCAACGATAGGAGCCGTCCGCCTGCTTGATGACCGATAGCCGAGTGGCGTTGGCCTTCGAGGCAAGGATCCACTGATCGCCCTTCGCCTGGCGCAGGATGGCAGCCGACGCCTTGGCGACCGCGGTCTCGTCCGCCTTCACGACGCTCTCATGGCAGATGGCGATGGCGGACTCCTTGTCGAGGCTCGAATCGCCCGCCATCACCTTCTCAACGCAGGAATCCATCTTGGGCCACAGCGCCTCGTCAACGTTGGGATAGGGCATCAGGACCTCGCTTGCCGCGCGGCTTCGCTGTCGATCGCTCTCTGCAGTTGCCTCGGGAACTCGTCGTGCCACTTGGCTCGGATGGCCTCGTCGAATTCCCGGGCCTCGATGCCCGGCCGGACGATCTTCTTGCTGACGATCACGACGCCGCCTTGCCCTTTGTTGGCGCCGATGTAGCGCCGGCGACTCTTGGGGCGGAAGCCAGGTTCCATGAGCGCGTGTCTGACCGCAGTGCCTCGGTTGACGTAGCCGTAGATCTCATTGTCCGTGAACACCTTGCGCTCGCCCGTATGGCTCTCAATCGTGAAGTCCGGCCGGTCCGCCCAGCTGCTCGTCGTCGTGTCGAAGTCGACCTTGATGGCGCGGGCCGTCTCGGTGAGAGAGTTCTCCACGACACGCAGGTAGCGGCGGGGATCAAGCAGGTCCTTCGGGGGCAGGATGACCTTGATGAACTCATCGGCCATGTCGAGGGAAGTGTAGCACAGGTGGGAGCCTCACTCAACAAGCGCACTAGCCTTGGCGACAACCTGAATATCCCATCCGTCGACGATAACCTCCAACGTCAGGCGGCCAAATGGATCTAAGCTCTGCCTATCGATGTTGTCGGCGATCTCCCGAAGCAGATCAATCTCGGCCTGACGCATCTGTGAGGCTGGATCCTCGGCAGGGCTGAGATCGAATGAGCGAGATCGCCAACTCCAAGGCACAGACCAGGGTGTTTCAGCATCATCACTCAAGTAGACCTCCCCTGATTTTCACCGGCGACCACTGCGCCTCCCTTTCCAAACATGTATCGCACGAGTCATCCTTCGAGCGCTCCCAGTAGCAGTCGTAGTCTCCCTCGGCATCGTCGATGACTTCGATCCGCCAGGAACAACCGCAGTTCGTTCGGCACTGTGTCCCCTGCGCTGGCATCGCCGGCAGCGGGAGGAAGTCAACCTCGCCAGTCCAATACGGTTCCTTGATGGCGCCGGCGTAGCCCTCAGCCCGGGCCTCATAGCCCNCCCTGCCACTCCTCCGCCGAGACGATCTCGGCCCCGAAGTTGGCGAGGTAGGCGAACTGATCATCAGTCATGTTCAGCAGGATCGTGGCCGCCTTCTCGTCAATCTCATCGCTCCCCTGACCAAGCATGAGGGCGGCCGTCTGATAGCGGGCGATCAGCTCCTGCATGCCCTTCTCCCAGGCGGCCTGATCGATCTCGCCCGTGCCGAGCCGTTGCGTCAACTTGGCCGCCTTCTTGCCCATGTCGTCCTGCAGGAACTGGAGGCCATCCAGCGACTGCTTCCGGCGCGGCAGGGCGAGAAAGTAGCCAGCCTTCGTCGCCCGGGCGATCAGGCCACGATCTAGCCCGGGGGCCTCAGAGACGAGATCATCGATCAGTCGGTCAAGTTCCATTGCGCTTCTGCTTCGGCTTGCGATGCTGCTTGCGCTTGATCGGCGCCGTGTGGATCAGCCCGAACATAAAGCTCTGACCGACGAGGCCCGAGAACGTCATCGCTCCACCGAAGCGACGGACAAGCCTCGTGAACGGCAGGAGCTGGATGCCGCGCATCAACCTCATCGTTTCCTCCGCGCCTGACGATACAGCCGCTTGGCAGCGTCGAGCTCAGCATCCAGAGCGGCCGCCGCCTGCCGCTTATCCCGACGGTCGGGAGACTCGCTCTCGGGCTCGACGAGCTTCTGCTTCAAGGCGATGGCCATGAAGATCCCAAGCTCATCGGCCGTGATTGCCCGTAGGCTAGCGGCCAACTGTCGGAGCGCGGCGGATCGTCGGCTCATAGCAGGCCTTTCCGGCGCGCGATGGCCCTTCGATAGGATGCCAGCCTGTTGGCACGGTGACTTGCAGATTGCTTATGGCCTAAGGCATTCCTATTCCCGGTCATCCTTGTTCTCAGGAGGGTTTTGTGGGCCTCCGAAAGAGGCACGCCCGCTTTGTACCTGTTGGAAAGGATGCGGCAGCGGCGTAATTCATTCGAGCCTTCCTCCGTCATTTGGTGTCGCCTGCCCGTGTTCGCTTCGCTCATTCTCCGTCGCTCTTCTTCCGTGTGCGGTCGACTTGGTCTTCCTATAGCGGCCGCTCTCATCTTCGCCTTTGCCGCATCCGAGTGAACGAAAGAAAATCCCGCTGCACCTCCAGGGCTACGATTCGTTAGAGGATGACCAATTGCCCTGAGTCGACCTATCCAATACTTTTCTCGTTCCAGCCCCAATCGGCGGGATAAATAGACACCCAAGACAATCCACTGCCACGTGGGATGAACCGTGCGATGCTTTTTGCGGCGGGCTGCTGCATCGACCGTGTAGCCGACATACCACACAGAGCTTCCCTCAACAAGGCCGTACACGAAGTGTCTCATCAGAAAATGGATAACACCTCCAGATCGTCTTGCTCAATGGCGTCCAGTTCCTGTTGGAGCATAGCATGAAACGCCGCTTGCCTAAGTTCAAGCTGTTCTCGCAAGCGCTGCTCTTCCTCTTCGGATCGGCGTTGCCACAACTTGCGGAAGTACTGCGCCGTCCCCGCGATCAACGTGATCGGCGGAGCGGGGGGACCCACAAGGCCAACCACGTCGGCCGTCAGCCCGATGAGGGCATCCTGCACTACCAGGACGCCATGTTGTACCAGCGCTACGTTGTCCACCGACAGCGCAATGGTCGCGTCCTGAACGGAGAGGATCCCAGGAACTTCCAGCACGATGTTGTCGGCCGCTAGTGCCAAGGCCGCATCGGATACGGCAATGACGTTGTGCTGGGTCAGGACCACGCTATCCGCTGCCAAGGCAAGGAGGGCGTCGGCAACGACGAGAAGATTGTGTTGCGTCAGGGAGGGGGCTTCGGCAGAAAGCGCCAGCAACGCGTCCGCGACAGCGAGCGCGTTGTGCTGGGTCAGGACAGGAGATTCAGCAGCAACTGCGAATAGCGCATCGGCCACAACCAAGATGTTGTGTTGAGTAAGTGCCGGACTCTCGGCCGCCAACGCTACTAGTGCATCGGCAACGACCAGCACGTTGTGCTGCGTAAGAACCGGGGAGTCTGCCGACAATCCGAGAGCGGCATCCTGAACAACGATGGACGCGCCTGGCTCGTGTGCTGTGAGCGTCGGGCTCTCTGCGGCAAGCGCAATCAGCGCATCCGCAACCGCCAAGATATTGTGCTGCGTTAGCGCGGGGCTTTCGGCGGCCAAGGACAGCAGCGCATCCGCCACCGCCAGCGCGTTGTGCTGAGTGAGTGTGGGAGTCTCGGCAGCCAGTGCCAACAAGGCGTCGGCGACTACCAAGACGTTGTGCTGAACCAGATCGGGACTCTCGGATGCCAGCGCCAAGAGCGCATCTTGCAGAACGAGCCCGACCCCGAGCGTGGGACTGTCAGCGGCCAATGCCAGCAAGGCGTCTGCAATAGCCAGGAGGTTGTGCTGCGTGAGAGCCGGACTGTCCGCTCCTAGTGCGAGTAGCGCGTCAGCAAGAACTAGAAGATTGTGCTGAGTAAGGGCAGGACTCTCGACCGCCAGGCCGATTGCCGCGTCTTGGACAACTAGAGCGATCCCTGAGCTGTATTCGATGTGGAGCTTGGCGGCCCAAGTGGTATCGGTTTCATAGTTCTGCACTTGTAAATCTCGGGCGCTATCGGCGGTGTGCTGCTCATAAATCATCACAAGTGCATTGTTTGACGCCCAACCACCCTGGTCAACGATCTCTTGAACTATAGAGGAGAGGTCCGCCCCGTTTCCGGCCCCAGCAATCGTTGCCCCCCATTCCCATAAGGAGCCATTTGCAGCTCCGAGATTAGTAGAGTTCCATTGCACCGATGCCGTTGTACGAGATCGGGCATCAATATTGTTGGTCCCTGTAGTAAAAGTTCCTGGATTTGCAGCAAGTTCACCACGAAGTCGGTGTTGCGGCTCATCGCCAGTAGTGGCGGCGATGACAATGCCGACCTGAGCCAGATCAATCGTGGCCCCAACCGGAATACCCACAGTCGTCCATCGATAGCCCCCATGCTCGGTAGTGGCGTCAATTAGCATCGAGCCGCCGGCCACCGTCACAGTATCGTCGGTTGCCTGAAACGCGTCATCCGATCCCGTGCCCACCTGCTCATCAATCGTCACGTCGATCTCAATGGGATAGTCCGCAGCCTGGAGCCATGCAATCGGGATGCGGTGCTCCACGAACAGATTGGGACCAGTCCTGCGTAGTCTGAACGTCCCCAGCAACTCATCCTGGGCTTGGTCCTCGACCGGCGCGCCATTGGAACGTGGTAGATTGAACGTCCACAGGACTTCGCCTGTCCCCTGGTGACGGAATTCAATATAGCCCTGTGTATCGACTGGATTGTTGACCGCCCGATTCCACAGGACGCCGTTTACAAAGACGTTCAGATTGTTTGAGACTTGGAAGATGAACTGCAACCGAGCTACAGGATTTCCACCCGCGATGATTTGAGCAGTTGGAGCAGGCCACCGCGAAGCCTGATCTACGACGAGCCGCTTGTCAAGCCTGGCAGTCTGCGTCTGCCAGCGGATGTCCATACCCGGACCGAATGCGCCCTGCCAAAACAGGACATCCTCGTTCTGGACGACCGCGCTCACCGACTGCGGGTTGGCGATAGCCTGAATCTGGTCTAGGTCGTTGGTGTACTGGAGCTGTTGCGACTGGAAGGCGACGCTCTCGCCAGTTCCCGGATGGACGTACTTGACGATCTGGCCGGAGGAGAAGTTGGCCAACGCGAATGCGTTGTAGCCAGCCTGCACCATCTCGAAGTCCCACGGTGCAGTGCCCGGCTGCCAGGCGGTGTTGATCTCCTGGTCCTCGGCAGGCCCATAGTGCATCGGGCCGATACCGATGTCCAGCATGAACTTACTAGGAATCGTGGGGTGCTGATGCTTGATGGAGTTGCGGAGACGCGCAACAACCGTGGCACCAGGCCACAGTAGTTGCGCTCTGTCTCGGGCTTCCTTTGCGGGATGGGCCATCTTTGTTGGGCCCGGACGACTAGGTCGGGTCGGCTACTTCAACGTCCCACACCGGAACGTCCACCGTACCGCCGCTCGTCAGCGCCTGCGAGGTGCAGGTCGTGACGAAGAGAAGGGTGGAACTGCCCGAGATGGCCAATGCAACGTGAGTTGCCGTTCCGGTGGTGTCAATGGGAACGGCTGACTTGGCGGACATCCGAACCTTGCGGCCGTTCGTGTCTCCATTCGAGATGGTGAAGTCACCGCCCGCCATCACGACATCCGCCAACTTGAACGTGGCCGACATCTCAGTATAGGTCGTCGGCTCGGCATTGCAGACCGTCATCAGCGTGGAATCGTTGATGATCTCCAGTAGTCCATCCAACACCACATCAGCTGCTGACTTCGCCATCGCTGTTCTCCTTGGCCTCTTCCTGGCCCTGTATCTCGGATCTTCCTCGGATGGTCACGCTCTGCACCTCCAGAACGTAGTGCATGTCCCCGGAGATGGACTCCAATACGGTGGTGCTACTGTCCGGCGACGTGCTCTCCGAATCTGGAGACTCCGTCTTGCTGTCGCTGTCGCTCACGTCTGCTCCTTGCGCCTGATGCGCTTTGTGGCCTGCTTCACTCGGCCCTGTCCGTCCCGGGCCGTGACTTCCAACTCCTCGACCATCTCTGGGAATTCTACCTGGATTGCCGGGAGGTTGATAACCGGCACAGGGATCTCTCGCATGGCCGCGGTGCTGAGCGCCTCCGCCGCACCCGACAGGACCAGAGCAGCGGAGGCGATGCGATCCGCAGCCTCCTTCTGGTCCGCCATGAGCCCGAGCTGATCGTCCGACGGGCGAAGTTCAACCACGACCGGCCAGCCGGCGACCTCCATCATCGCCTTGCCGAGCCGACCCAGTTCGCCGAGGGCCTTCGCCTGCTCGGGTGCGAGCTGAACAATCCTCGGCTCATCCTCAGCATCGGCCATCAGCTCAAGGTCCTCCGCCGCCTTCCTCATCGACGCCAGTGCGGAGGCTTGCCCGCTCGAAGCCTCGACGAACGACAGGGCGCTGGTAATGGCCTCGTCCACGATGGTGTTCTTCACCTCTTCCTCGCTTTCCTTACCGATCATCTGGCGGACGATCTCCGGCGTGACGTCGGCGGCCGTCGCAGTTTCTGGAGCAGCCGGCCCCGGCGGTTCGGCGGCACCGGGCACGGTCTGAGCCTCGTCGGTCGGCTTCTCCTCGTCGGCCAGACTCTCGTCGACCGTGGTGTCCTCCTCAATGAACTCCCGAGGCAATTCGTCCTTGTCCACGAGAAGCTGGCGCCCCTGGTCCGGCTTGATCACGAGCCCATTGACCAGAGCAACCGTAGCTGTCGCGTCGTTCAGGAACATCGTTGAGCGCCGCTCCATCTCGGTCAGGTCCTTCTCCTGGAAGGCGAACGTCGTCTTGTCGTCCAGCACCCATTCGTTGATCTCGTGCGTGAACTGCTTATCCCATGACGCGAGGCCGAGCGCCTCCGCCTTCTCTGCGATCACCCTCGACTGCGCCCCCGTCCCGAGGGCCCGCGTCGCGACAAGATCGGGGTCGAGAAGCTGTGGATCGATCCCGATGGCGTTGGCGTAGATCAGATAGGCGTTGCGGCGCTCCTTCTCGGCATCGAAGCCATCGGGGATCTCAGCGAAGGGGATCGATGCCACGCTCGGCGTTGATGTCGGATCGATGGCACCCATGACCACCGAACCCATGTAAGTGACGTAGCCTTCATCGGCCCGCTGTTCCTTCGCCGAGGTGATGACCTCCTTGATCTGCTTCGTTGACACACCATTGACGATGTGCAGGCCGAGGACACGCGAGCCCGTAACCTTCTCCAGCAAATATCGCTCTATCGCCTCCATCTTGCAAATCGTCCTGTATGCGCGCGCGGAAGCGCTGTGGCCGACCCCGTTCCAGAGCTCGGCCTGATCTGGCATATCCGAGATGGCGATGATCTCTTCCGTCTTCAGGACATGCTCGACACCGCGCCTGTCACGGTAGATGGCAGGATAGTCGGGGTCGCCTGTGCGCACGACCCTAAAGGTGTCGAGGTGGACGAGCCCAATGATCCGGCCCTTCGCCCGGACGATCTCGATGAACGCTCCATTCTCGGTGAGCAAGAACGCCTGCAGGTGCTTCGCCAGGCCATGCACCCAGCCGCGGCCGGCGTCGAACTGCAGCAGAAGCTCCTGGGCCCTACGACTTCGGGCCGGGATCTCGCTGTCGATGTCCCAGCTCTTCGCCGCCATCTTCGTGATCGCCTTCGAGATGGCATTGGCCCACTGGCTCTCTCGGAAGAGCGTCTGCCAAAGCTGCCAGTCCCGCCCGGGTGTCCAGTACGGGAGGAGCGCCGGGCCCTCGCTGCCGGCGAGCGGGAAGTAGAAATGCAGGACCCCCGACTGGGCGGGCATGACATCGTGAGCTGTGACGCTGCGTTTGATAACTTCGGGGTCAGCCGCTTTGGCGGCCGCAACGCGGTCCGACTGCACTCTGCCCGATGCTGATCGAGACATCGCCACTCCTGGGAGGACCTGACCGCGTCTCCGCTAAGGATAGCACAATCGCGCGCTGCCGCGCAACGTCAGGGAAGAGAAATCACAGGGCGAGCCTCGCCGCGGTGTGGCAGGCCATGCTGAGGCACACTGCCAGGTCCACCTTCAGGTCCGGGTCGCGCTGCACGATCCGCATGCGCCGGCCGTCCGTGTCCAGCTTGCGGCCAGCGTTCTCGAGGTGCTGGCGCAGATCAGCATTGCCATCGTGCATGACGCCGCGCGCCAGGATGCGATCGAACAATGCACGATCGGCCTCAATCCGGTCGGCCCCTTGGCTGAACTCCATGAACCACGCCAGCCCTTCCTTGGCGAGCTGGGTGCAGTCCGAGTGGAGCTGGTAGGGATCGTAGGGCACGGCGGCCACAGCGTGAGTTTCGCACAGACGGCGGAGGGTTGGAATAGGACCATTGGCCGCGTGGAAGTCAAGCTTCTTGCCGGGCTCCGCCTGCCATTTCCGCACGATCCGGACCATGACATCGTCCGGCCGCTGCGGCTGCATCGAGACACCCACCAGGCCGAAGCAGTCTGGCATCCCTGACGTGCGGCCGATGGCGGCGTCGAGAGCGATGACGATCGGCGTCCGGTCGTCCAGCGGCGGCACGACGCCCCGGCACTCGTCCCACAGGCTGATCGTTGGCAGGAAGGCCTCGGTGTCCGCCACGTCTACCTGGACGCCTTCGAGTAGGAGCTGGATCTCCGACTCGCTCAGGACCTGCGATCGCTCCTCGATGAACCCAGCCGTCAGGTGGGCCAGGTTGTCTCGGGTCGGGAGGTTTACCATCCGGCGGTCGAGCTTGTAGCGGAGCCTCGGGTCCTGCAGGCGCTGCTCCTTATCCTCGGGGATCGGGCCAGTGTACTTGAACATCCAGCTGCCGCGGGGAAGCGGCGTCGTCGTGTACCATCGCTGCGGCTTCTCGCCATTCGGCCCGGGCACGCGCACCCGGCCATGAATGACCTTGAGCGCCGCGTCCGTCCTGTGCCGCCGGATCTCATCGAAGTGCCAGAAGTTCAGGTTCGGTCCCTCCCACGCCTGGACGTCCGATTCCTGCATCCCGCCGATGAAGACGGCCGCCCCTGTCAGGAAGACGAGCGTAAAGGGTTTCTGGGGCTCCCAGCTCGCAGAGGCCCGATAGCGGTGCCGCTGGATCACCAGGTCCCAGGGGATCCACCTCCGGAGCTCGGGCCATAGACTGCGCTTTAGGTGCTCGAAGTCGGGGGAGGTCAGGGCACCATCGCAGCCAGCCTTGCAACGCTCAAGGTCACGGATGATGCCTGAAACCGTTTTCCCCCCTCCTTCTCCCCCGAGTGCCCAGAGGTTCGTGACCGCCCCGTCCTGCACCCAGCCGAGCTCGGCCTCGGAGTGCGGCTCATACGCGTAGCCCGTCTCGCTGTTGCGGTAGTCGCTGATCGTGGGCCAGGAGATGCCGTGCTCAGCCTTCTCCTTCGTCTCGCGGATGCGCTTCTTGGCCTCGACCCAAGCCTCCGCCATCATCTGCTCCCAGGCGTGAGGAGACAGGCCGAGGTTGATAGGGGCGGTCACTTCTCCGCCGCCCGCTGCTGGTCATAGAACATGCCGACCATCTGCTCGAACTGCTCGGTTGCCGGCAGACCCTTCTCCTTGGCCTCTCGGCGCCAGTCGAAGATCATCGGCGCATCCAGACCGAGCAGGCGGGCCCGGCGCTCCATGATCCGCAAGCAGCGGTCCATCGCCTGCATTCTGATCTTCTCATCCGGGGCGGGTTGCTTGAGAAGGGCGAGCGCCATGGGGTAGGCCACATCGAATAGAGCATCCAGGCGCTCGACCTCCAGGGTGCGGAGTTCCTTGGCCGGCTCCTGGATCGTCGCGGCGAGAAGGTCACTGACCGCCTTCCAAGACGCCTGCGGAGAGTTGTAGCCAAGTTCGTCCGCGATCGCCGCGTAAGACCGGCCCGACTTGCGCAGCTCGAGGGCCCGAGTCGCTCGCTCTTTGGCCGCCAATCGGCGGGGTGATGTCGGACCCTCCCCCCCGCGCCGGCGGCTCTTGCGCTTCAACTTAGCCACGGTTCAACCCGCCTTCAGGCGGTGGATTCCACTCCATCGCGCCGACGAGTTCGTCCAACGTCATGGGAACCTTCGCCGGCAGAGAGCGGATGATCTCTGCCATGCGGTCCGCCCCATATTGGCGGCATCGTTTGTGGAGCAGAAACCGCCGAGCCTCCTTGGCATCAGCCTGCTTGCCATTGTGACGAAGGCAGACCCACGCTAGGAGTTCTGGCCGTTCGGTTGCAAGGCGCAAGTCCTTGGAGCCCTGAGTTTTGGCGCGGTTGATGATGTGGTGAAGCGTGCTGCGCCCAACGCAATTGCCATAGAGCGGCTTGAGTTCGCATTCGGTCACGGGCGCTGGGAGGTTCACTGATCAACCCACCTGATCGTCGTCCGTCCGCCGTGGCCATGCAGGGCTAGGAGGTCACGGATCGAGTCGTAGAGCGCCGTCGACTTGTGCGCCGTGTTCCAGCGAAGGACGACAAGGCCATCGACGAACTCGACACCCTCGGCCACCATCCCGACGCCGGAGAGGCCAGTCAGGTCCTCGGTGCGGATCAGCTCAAAACGCCGGCAGCGCTGCATCGATAGCCTCGACTGGCAACAACACCGAAATCGCCGGCAGTTCATGGATTTCTGCGATTCGACGGATCAGCGCCCCCACGAAGCCCCACGTCGGATCGCGCTTCGGCATCGATGACCGCTTGACCATACGGGTAGTGCCTTTCCGATTGACGTAGACCAGCCCATAGGGATCTGGGATCTCCGCCGCCTTGATCAGGCCGGCCTGGCAAGCGAAGAAGAAGTGCGAGCAGTACGCCGCAGTCCGCTTGGTCTTTTCTGGATTCCGCAATTCCCCCAGGAAATCGCTCCGACTCACCTTCACTTCATAACCCACGCACTTGTATTCGTTGCTCATCCAGGCGCTCACGGCTAGGGCGTCGACGCCACCGGGAGCCTCGGTCAGGAAGATCCAGCCATTCTCCGATTCATGCCGGCGCGCCAGTGCCCGGATGACCTTGGCAGCCTCGCCCTTCACGCTCGGCCCTGGCTCATGCTTTGGGCTGATGAAGTCCTGTGGCCTCAGGTTCATAATGCTCGCCTGGCCTTCGAGCGTGATACGGTAGTAGGACGGCCCGGCACCCCAGTCGCTGCTATCTGTGCCAGTTCGATCAAGCCATCCCAAACGGAGGCACGCCATCACGGTAGTACGGGACGTCTCAATATCTGGTCCGGACGTCCGCCATCGATCGTTGTCCTCAGCGAGTCTGACGCGGCCGAACAGCACGCGCAGTTTCTTTGTCGGTTCATCCCGCAGGAGCTGAAGTAGGCGCGCCTGAGCCGGAGTCGGTTTCATCCGCCATCCAGCTTGCCGGCCGCCACGACGCGCCCGAGGAAAGTCTCGTACTGCCCCGGCGTGTCCACATCCGAGCTCCAGTCCGAGACACGATGGAAGCCAACGCCGCCAACCTGCTGACTGCCGTACTCCAATCCCGACCATCGCCACCAGAGAGAGCGAAGTTTCCCGATCGCGCCAGCCTCGGCCTGCTCTACCTCGATCTTCAGCATCCGGCGGAGTTTGGCCTGCTGCGTCCCGACGAAGCTCAGGGCGAAAATCTCCTTCTCATGGCCGAAGAACACCATCGGCCCGCGATAAGCCATGATCCTGTCGATCACCGGCAGGCTGTAGACCGTGTCGCCCAGCAGGACCACCGTTTGCCCGGTGCGCCCGGACCCGGACCAGACCGGATCCGTCGACATCAGGGTCTCCACGATCCACCGATGACGGGCGGGCTCGAACAGCGAGCCTTCCAGCCAGGCGTCCGAGAGATCCGCCAGATGCGTCACCAGAACCGCCGACGCCCGGGCGATCCCCCGGTCTGCAAGCTGGCGCCGGATGCGGGCCAGGATCGTTTCTCCACCCGGACGGTCGCCATTGAATGTCTCGATCGGCAGGAGCTGCTTCAGTCCGCCTTGGAAGCGGGTCGCCTCGCCAGCGGCCAGGACCAGCACGACGGGGGTCATGGCA